CAGGGCGGCGGCACCCTAAATGGTACTACTATGAAAGCAGAAGCCAAGGAAATGTTCGCACAATGTCTTAAAGATTTAGTGGACTATGTAGATGGATCAGCCCCTCTTACCTGGATAATTGGCTAATTGGATGAGAAAAGATTGACTTGGATTATAGGATAGTGTATAAATAGTAGTATGAAAAACATACTACAAACCATTATCGACAACGATACATCCTATAATAAATCTGCTACTAGATACCTATTTAGAACACATCCAGATCTCTGGCAACAGATATTGGAAAAGACCATCTTTCTGCCAGATAGTGCAAAACCCAAACAACGAGTCTGGCATATCTTAAACGATATATGGGAAATACCCAAATGTCCCGAAACTGAACAGGAAGTTAAATGGTGGGAAAATAGATACTTAACCTATATTGATTTCAAATCAAGCAGAAAAGATGTAGCAAAAAAAGTTAGTGTAACTACAAAAGGTACTGGCCATTGGCGAAGTAAAGATCCTACAAAATCAAAGGATGCTAATAAAAAGTTTACTAATGGGTTCACATCAGGTGCGCATAAACCCTGGGCTGATCGGGACAGAGATCAAATAGCATATCTCAAGAAAGCAAAAGAAACCTGTCTTGAGAAATATGGAGTAGATAATCCCAGTAAACTTAAAGAAGTGAAAGAAAAAATCTACCAGAAAGCTGTAGCCCGAGGTTGTACTCGCCGTGAAGAAAGATCAGATCGCCGGATCTATTATGATGCTGTGTGGAAATTTACCGAGGAAAGCTGGCGAAATCACTTTGACGATATAAATCCTACGAGATTAAATCGTTCGCATAATGCCCTGGATCATATCTATTCAATACAGCAGGGTTTTCGTGATTGCATACCACCATATATTATCGGACATTATACCAATCTGCGGGTTATTAGTCTAAGCGAAAATGGTATTAAGGGTATGCGATGTGATAAAACTCGAGAAGAATTATTTGAAGATTACTTCGGCTAAACAGATATTGACTAATATCTAGTACCTTGCTATACTATTGTATGGCTAAACATATCATGATCGACATTGAGGGACTGGCAACTACCCCAGCCGCTGCTATTTTAACCATAGCGGCACAAGCCTTTGATCCATTTGGCCGGGGATATCTTAAAGAAGATTTCTATTCCCGTGTTACCATTGAAAGCCAAGATGATAGAATAATTGACGATGCCACTGTTGAATGGTGGGCTACTCAACCACAAGCCGCAGCCGAAGCATTTGCGGAAGATAATCGTGTTTCCCTGGAAGAATCTCTTGATGGGCTACATAAAATATGTTGGCACGCTGATTTTATCTGGATGAACGGTCCAACTTATGACGCTACAATCCTGGAACATGCTTTTAAAAGCCGCGGTAAACATATTCCTTGGCAATATTACAAAATTCGCGATGCTCGTACTATCTATAGTCTATGGCCTGACTGCCCAAAACCACCCGCGGAACACCACGCTTTAAAAGATTGTCAGCGGCAAATAGATATGTTACAAGCAACTTTTCGACAGATAGGTATTAAAAAAATACGATGATTACTATAGAAGTATATAATCATTTGCCTAACCCGACGGCGGTAGGTGAATTACTAAAACAATCGTTTGTTTATACCCCCGCCGGAGAAATGCCGTCATTTTTATCAAAAGATGTAGCGCATCATATCGAAGTTGAAAAAGTAAAATACCTAATAAACCTAATTGAAGAACCTAAATGGTATGTAATAGCCCAGGATGGTGACAAATTAGTGGGGTTTGGTATTGTCAGCGAATCTAACTTACAATACTTTTATGACTTGACCTGGGTATGTGTTGACCCTGCGTATCGTAATCAGGGATTAGGAAAACGTATAACCGAAAAAGCTGTAAAATTTGCACATATTCGGGACAGAGTAATTATAATTACAACAGAAATTCCCAAATTTTATACTGATTTGGGATTTACACAATTAGGATCTTACCGCCCTGGGTGGTATTTAATGACATCGGATATACTAAAGGACCACAAATGATTATTGGAATTTCAGGCTTAATCGGATCTGGCAAGGATACTGTAGCAGACTACTTGGTTAACGTACATGAGTTTCGTAGGGAAAGTTTTGCCGGAACACTTAAAGATGCAGTATCCGCAGTATTTGGCTGGGATCGCACACTACTGGAAGGTCGTACTAAAGCGTCTAGAGAATGGCGTGAACAAGTGGATACCTGGTGGGCAGCGCGGCTGCACATGCCCAATCTTACCCCACGTTGGATTCTACAGTACTGGGGAACAGAAGTAATGCGTAAAGGCTTTCATGATGATATTTGGATTGCCAGTATTGAAAATAAAATACGCAATATTAAAGATAATGTGGTGATTTCTGATTGTCGTTTTCCCAACGAACTTACTGCAATTAAATCCTCCGGTGGCCTAATTATTAGAACTAAACGAGGTCCTGATCCAGAGTGGTTCCATGCTGCTGAAATCGTTAATTCTGGTCCTACAAAAAACTTGTCTTGGGCCAGCAACAAAGCTATATTGAAAAACTACAATGTACATGACAGTGAAACCGCCTGGGCCGGCACTGAATTCAATCATGTACTAGACAATAACGGCACAATGGATGAGCTATATGCTCAAGTTGATTCGTTAGTATTGGGAATTAGGAATTCTTAATGATCTGGTTCAAGATCTCCCTGCTTCCAGGGTAGATCTGACTTAGCCACATCCACAACACAGTTTTGGCAAATAGTTTTTAAATTGCTAACCTTACTGTTATTTAAATTTCCATCCATGTGACATACTAATAACTGAGCGGCCCACCTTGATCTGAAGCCGCATTTATCACACACCACCTTCTTTTTATATCCTGCCTGCGCCCATCTAGTTTCTGGTGTGGGTATTTTGCGTTTTTTCGCCAAACAAAAACTACACATTCTTAAATAGTAGTATTTTTCTCTGCGTTTACAATTTATAACTCGTGGACGCTGATTACATGCGGGACATATAGGCCTTATCATATCAATATTTATACTAATTCAGACAGTCTGGTAGCACATAACCGGACTTTTCTGTATTAAATACTAAATATTGTATATTAATTATAAGGATTTAAATTATGTCTAGCACATTAGTATCCCCAGGTGTAAAAGTTTCCGTAGTTGACCAAAGTCAATACCTACCTGCCGCAACGAATTCAGTGCCGCTGATGGTTATTGCCACAGCGTCAAATAAATTATCTGCAGATGGTACTGGGGTTGCTCCTGGTACATTGGCTGTTAATGCTAACCAATTGTTCTTGGCAACTAGCCAACGTGCGCTGTCCGCAAACTACGGTGTTCCATTCTTCTATACTACAACAAATGGTACGCCTATCAATGGATACGAGCTAAATGAATACGGCTTATTGGCTGCTTATTCTGCTCTTGGTGTCACAAACCAATGTTACGTATTACGTGCTGATATTGACTTGGCTGCTCTTAGTGCTAGCCTAACACGACCAACAGGCAATCCAGTTGGTGGTGCATATTGGTTAGATACAGTAAATACCGCCTGGGGATTGTTCCAATGGAATGAAGTTACCAGCACATTTACTAATCAAATTCCATTAGTTATCACTAACACTGAGTATTTAAATCCTAGTTCATCTGTACCTTTACAGAGCTACGGTAGTATCGGAAATTATGCCGTAACAGCAACGTATACTTCTAATCCTGTTTACTTTAAACGTGGTGGCCCAACATCTACACAATCAAACGATTCTAGAATTAATACTTTATACAATACATGGGTATTACTAGGCAGTACTGAATGGCAATCTTCTTGGGCAACTGTACAGGGCGGCAATACCCCATCAAGCATAACTGCTGCAGAAACATTCCTAATCAATGGCACAGTTATCACAGTTCCTGCAAGTACAAATAATACAGTCACTGGTATTGCTAATGCAATTACTGCCGCTGAATTAGTTGGCGTATATGCAGGTAATGTGGGTGGTCAATTAAGCATTTACGCTGACGAAACTGCGGCTGGTTCAACCCTTGCCGTAACTGGCGCATCGGGCGCCGACGGTACAGCAACATTAACATTTGCCACACAGGGTAGTGCCCCGTATGCGATTGGCAGCAAAATTTCTGTAAGCAATATTACACCATCGGGATACAATGGATACTATACAGTTACCGCATGTACAACAACTTCTGTAAGTTATGCATCAACAGCCACAGCAAGTTATACCAGTGGCGGTAGTGTTGGTGCTCCTACAGGTACTGTTATTATTGCTGCCGGTACAGGCACAGTTCTTACTACCTTGGGTATCACAGCAGGTACATATTACATTCCATTCTACCAAGCATCTCCTAGCTATCAAGTTCCTACATGGAGCCAGGGTGGGGCGTCTGCTATTGGTGCAACCGGATCTATATGGCAAAAAACTAATGCTGTGAACAAAGGTGCAAACCTAGTGGTAAAGAAATTCAACTCCACGCTGGGAATATTCGTTGTTCAGCCGGTGACAAATTACGCTAATAATGGGCAGGCAATTTATGGATTAGACCCATCGGGCGGCGGTGAAAATATCCCTGCCGGTACAATATATGGTCGTTACGAACCATTTGATAATGGTACTGCTGGATTTACAATTTACGAACGCTACGTAGCAGGCCCAACTATTGTTACTGGTGATGCAACGTCACAGACATTTGTATCAGGTAATCAATTCACTATCATAGCAACACAGCCAGGTACAGCAAGTAATACTAATGCAGTAACTTGCACAATATCAGGTACCTCACCAAGTGATTTTATAGCAGCGGTAAGTTCGGCAGCTATTCCTTATGTTAGCGCCACTATTGCCAGTACAGGTGCCATTGTGTTTACCCACAGCGCAGGTGGTGATATTGTACTAACTAACGTTACCGGCACTCCTATCACTACAGCAGGATTTACAACAAGTACATTCCTATGCAGTCAAAATTATATTAATGGTATTAACTCTGGTATCAGATTAAGCAATTGGGTAAGCGATCCAACATTTGCATATGTTGCATCTAACTCGACTCCAAATGAGAATCCTGCAACCGGTACATACTGGTATTATAGTGATCCTACACAAGTTGATATTATGATTCAGCATAATGGCACATGGGTCGGCTATCAAACAGTTACTTCTGACGCACGTGGTTATAACTTAACCCTATGTAATGCTGCTGGTCCTATTATCAGTACTAATGCGCCAACGACACAGACAGATCAAGCACAAAGTCCTCTAGTATATGGTGATTTGTGGGTTGATTCTAATGATTTAGAAAATTATCCAGCGTTATATCGTTGGGAAAATGTTAACGGTGTGCCACAATGGGTACAACTTAACAATACAAATTCAACAGAATCAAATGGAATTATATTCGCTGATGCACGCTGGGCTCCTAATGGTACAACAGATCCTGTAAGTGATCCGTTGCCAACAATTGAAAGTCTGTTGACCAGTAATTACTTAGATCCAGACGCACCTAATGCAGAACTGTCACCAACCGGCATTCTGTTATGGAATACTCGTCGGTCAGGATTCAATGTTAAGACATTTGAATTAAATGCTTGGAATAATCAAGCATGGCCAACTTACGATTGGTCTTCTCTGACAACGTACACTATTGGTCAATATGTTCAATATAATAATATTGTGTATGTTTGTATTCAAAATAGTACTAATAACGCTCCTGATACAAGTTCTACATATTGGTCTATCCAAACTGTAACTAATACATGGAATTCGGCCACTGGCACTCGTCCAGATGGAGCACCGTACATGGGCCGTCATTCACAGAGAGCAATTATAGTTGCTGCTATGAATGCTGCATTGGAAACAAACACACAGATCCGTGAAGAACAAAACTTGTATAACCTAATTGCAGTAACTGGTTATCCAGAGTGTGCTCTAAACATGGTAGCATTAAACAATGAAATTAACAATGTAGCGTTTGCTATTATTGATACACCATTACGTTTAACACCCGGTGATGTTGCTAATTGGGCAACCAACAACAACGGATTAGGATTACCAACAGGTGACGGTAACTTGGCAACAGGTGACAGTTACGGTGCAACATTCTATCCAAGTTGTATGACTACTGACTTAACTGGAAATGATGCAGTTACATATCCAAGTCACATGATGATCCGTACGATTATCCGTAGTGATGAAGTTTCTTACCCCTGGTTAGCGCCTGCAGGAACACGTCGTGGTTTAGTTGATAATGCATTCCAATTGGGTTATCTAAGTCCTACTACTGGCGCATTTGAAACATTAAGTGTGGGCCAAGCTCTACGTGATGTATTATATCCAAACAATATTAATCCAATTACCTTTATTCCAGGTGTAGGTATTACTAACTTTGGTAATAAAACATTACAGGGAACAGCTACCGCACTGGATCGAATTAACGTAGCTCGTTTGGTCTGTTACCTACGTACTCGACTTAACCAAATTGGTAAACAATATCTGTTTGAACCTAATGATCAGATTACACGTACTGAAATCAGTAATACAATCGTAAGTTTAATGATTGATCTGGTGGCTAAACGTGGTCTTTATGATTATCTGGTGGTATGTGATAATACTAATAATACCCCAACGACAATTGATCAGAATCAGTTATGGGTTGATATCGCAATTGAACCAGTTAAAGCTGTGGAATTCATTTATATTCCATTACGTATTCAAAACACTGGAGCAATTGCGGCGCAGGCTGCTGCTTAAAGAAAGTTGGGCGAAAAGCCCAACTTTATTAACTAAATAAAGTATATCGGAGATTAAGAAATGGCAACATCCTCACTAACTAACATGACTGTTCCTCTGGGTGCAGACGGTCAAAGTCCTTCAACACAGGGTATGTTAATGCCCAAGTTGTCGTACCGATTCCGTGTGTTCTTCAATAACTTTGGAGTTAGTACACCTACTACGGAATTATCTAAACAAGTTATGGATATTTCTCGACCAAAAGTTGATTTCGCTGAAATTAAATTGCAACTTTACAACAGCACAATTAAAATGGCTGGAAAACATACATGGAGTGATATGACCTGCACATTACGTGATGATGCACAGGGAAACGTAAGTCGATTAGTTGGCGAACAATTACAGAAACAATTAGATTTCATGGAACAGAGTTCAGCAGCATCTGCAATTGATTACAAATTTACAATACAATTACAAGTACTTGACGGTGGTAATGGCGCAAATGAGCCAGTCGTATTGGAAGAATGGGACGTACTTGGATGCTATTTAAAATCTGCTGACTATGGTAAAATGGCATATGAAACTACTGAAGCAGTTAAAATTGCATTGACCATCACCTTTGACAACGCTATTCAAGTTAGTAGTGCTGGTGTTCCTAACGGCGTTGGACAGACAATCCCACGCACAGTGGGCACTCTTGCTACTGGAGCGGCTGCTGTAAATACTAACGCCTTCTAATTTATATGAGCGTAGGCACCGGTTATTTTGGCCAGGGTAGCAGTCTATTACAGGGATTCGGACAAGGTATAGATAGTGTACCTGGTCTAAAAGACTACACCCATGCAGCAAGAACTTTTATACCCAACGGGTATCAATTAACTCCACGTCTTAAATTTTTATACCATGTTTATTTTAACATAAACACTGGACAAATTCCACAATTACAGGCCGCGTATGGATCAGGTACTGTGGAAACTATTGGTATGCTGGTTAAAAGTATTGACCTTCCTAAATTTAAGATTGATACTGCGGTGATGAATCAGTATAATCGCAAAAGAATAGTACAAAGTAAAATTCGATATGAAGCCAGTAGAGTATCGTTTCATGATGATCAATCGGATTTAATACGTAATATGTGGTATAACTATTTCACGTATTACTATAAAGATGCAACTCAACAATACCAAAACGTACCAACTGGTCGTGTTCCCAATATAAATGGAACACTTGGGCAAGTTATGGGACTTAGTTACGGATTTAATTATCAAGATTCTATATATAATGATGTCCTACAAACCGCAGATTGGGGATATGTAGGTGAAACTTACTCTAGTGGCACCAACAATCTAGTTGCACCAAATGGTAAACCACCGTTCTTCCGTGATATCACAATTTATGGAATGAGTCAAAAGAGATTCGCTGCTTGGATATTGATTAATCCCATTATCACCAGTTGGAGTAGCGACACATATGACTATGGTGAAGGTTCCGGCACCATGAAAAACGATGTATCAATAGAATATGAAACTGTGAAATATATGAGTGGCGCTATTGGTGCAAGACAGCCGTCGCATAACGTGACTGGATTTGCTGACCCTGCACATTACGATACAATTCCTTCGGGTATTACCCGTCCGGGCGGTAACGACCATGTGTTTAGCCAGGGCGGATTAGTGAGTTCACGTAACGGATCTATTCAAGACTTACAGGCGCTTAATTCGGGACAAAATGGATTACAAAACGTTATTGGTGCGGTACAAACTGCATCTGCGGTATACAATACCTTTAGTAACGTAGATCCATTAAGTATTATACAACCAGCACTACAATATGATGCTATTTCACAGGCGCTGCAAAGTTTGCCTAATGCAACAAGTGCAGCACCAGGTTCGCAAACCGGTACAATTTTTCCGGTTGCATCAGCAAATGTAGCGCCTATCACTACTGCAGAATTGAATACATTGGCGGTGCAGGCAGAAAATAACGCAAAGGCCGGCGCTGCTGTATAGGATTAACCATGACCACTATTAATGCTATTAATTCTGCTATTGATTTAACCGTACAAATATTTGATAGGTTCAACGAATATCAACAGGCTGTGCCTGCACAGGAATATGATGCGGTGCGTAGTTATCTATTATCGGTATTTGGTACCACAGCACAGGCAAATAATTTCACAACAACTATGTTTCGAATTGCGGCTGCATCAGGAATTCCTGTTATGCAATTGTTGCAATCCATCGAAGGCTTATCAGGCCCTCAGGTAACACTGGTATTTGCCTATTATCTTAATACATTTCAGAGTCGTGCAACTATGTTAGGTATTCAGGCAACTGTGATACCAAACTATTACGTTGCACATAATATTAAAACTTGATTAATTTATATAAATAAGAGTGTAGTTCGCGGGTGTAGGAACCCCAACTACCCTAATGCGTAAAGGAGCAATCAGCAATGCTATTTATTGACAACAAGTATACAAAGTGGTATTTTAATATCATTAACCTTAGAAATTCTGAAGGATTTGCTACAAGAAAACTTGCAAAAGATGCACTTGGGTATGTTGAAAATCATCATATTATTCCCAAATCTTTAAACGGTAGTAATGAGAAAAACAATATGATATTTTTAACTGCAAAGGAACATTTTGTATGTCATCATTTATTAACAAAAATGTGTAAGTCTACTGACGATTTGATCAAGATGAGATTTGCACTACATAAAATGTGTACTAGCAGTAAAAATCAAGATAGAATTAAGATTACTGCTAGGTTATTCGATAAGATTCGAAAAGATTTTGCAACTGATATGTCGAATTTACTTAAAGGAAAAACTAAAGGACCGCTGACTCAACAACATCGAGATAACATTAGCAAATCATCAAAAGGCCACAAAAAGTCCAAAGAAACTTGTGATCGCATGAGTGGACCGAAACCTGCAAGAATTGAACATTTAAAAAAATTAAATGATAGTAAGAAGGGAATACCGTTATCCGAACAGCGTAAACAAAATATGAGGAAACCAAAAAAAGAAGGGACATCACTGATATTATCTAAATTACGTAAAGGATTTGTAAGTGCATATGATTTAATTGATAAGAAAATTAAACGGGTATCAACAGAAGAATTTAAAAATCAACGTAATATTCGTTATGTTGGCCAAAGGTCTAAATTGCGGTACGAAAATAATGCCTAAATTTCAGCAAGGTATATACGAAGTAAACAATTCACACAAATATGTAGGTAAAGGTAACCCAAGGTACAGAAGTTCATGGGAGCGTGTTTTCTGTACGTTTTGTGATCACAATGAAAATGTAGTGAACTGGGCGAGTGAACCTGTTAGAATTCCTTACCGGCATCCGTTGCACGGCAAAATGACCATGTATGTGCCTGATTTTATTGTAGTATATCGTGGGCCACAAAACACGACCAAAGCTGAATTAATAGAAATAAAACCACGTAATCAAAGTGTACTTGAAGAAAATATGAAAGATAGTCAACGAGCCACAATAGCTATCAACTATTCAAAATGGGCTGCGGCACAGAATTGGGCCAAACAAAATGGACTAGGGTTTCGTGTTATTACAGAAAAATGATATTTTTCATTCTGGGCGTAAAAAGTAAATGGTCTCCCGTAAAATACTGTAAATAACAGTATGACTTATTACCTTTACAAAAAGACTCACCGGACTACCGGGCTGCAATATTTAGGAAAAACGATACAAAATCCTTTTAAATATAAAGGATCAGGGAAGCATTGGGGGTATCATATCAAAAAACATGGTTATGATGTTGATACCGAAATATTATTGGAAACCACTAATGAAACAGAACTTATAAGTGCAGGACTATATTATTCTGCATTATGGAATGTGGTCAAAAGCAAAGAATGGGCTAATCTTAAACCTGAAGCAGGCGACGGCGGCGGTATGCCAGAAGCATCGCGCAAACAATTTGCAGAAAAAATGAAAGGACACCCAAATTGGGCGCCTCCTCCTAGTCAACAAACAAAGAATAAGATATCAAAAACACTAACTGATTTATTAACTAAAATGACACCCGAAGAATTATCTGCCCGTATGAAAAACTCTTGCTGCAAACCTGAAAGCTATACTCCAGAACGCATTGAAAAGATGAGACAAGGAATGCTCGGTAAGAAAAAAACAAAAACTCCAAAACTTTTGGCGGCCATTGAGGCCAGAAAAGAACAAAGTCTACAAAATATGTTAAATGCGGCAGAAAAAAATCGCGGCAGAACCTGGAAACTTATAAACGGGAAGCGAGTTTGGATGGACAGGGAGACTCAAAATTACTAAACGCCTGGAACAACTTTTTGGTTTCGACCAACTGGAAGATTCAGAAGATATTCCTGTTGTAGAAAATATGACCATGGAAGAAACACGTACTGCCATAGTCAGTATTGATGAAACTATAGATAAGATTGACGAAGCATTGCCTGCAATACGCGACTTGATGGCATCTGATAGAGAATTAGACGATATAGCGGATCTGGCTAAACAAAGTTACCAAGACCTATCGGATTTAGGTATGAATGTGGATAGTCGCTACTCTGCAGAGCTATTTGCAGTAGCTGGTACTATGCTGGGGCACGCACTAACAGCAAAAACAACCAAATTAAACAAAAAATTGAAGATGATTGATTTACAGCTTAGGAAACTAAAGCTGGATCAGGACGCAGCCAAACGAACAGGCAACTTGGATAACTTACCAACAGCACAGGGGCAAGTATTAACCCGTAATGACCTGCTGGATCGCCTAATTGGTGATCGAGCACAAAAAGACAAATGACATAAATATACTATAGGAATTAATCATGAAAAATTTTAAAGAGTATTTGGCAGAAAGCGAAAGAACCTATAACTATCGCATTAAGATAGTAGGTGAATTGCCCTCGGGATTCTACGATGCGCTGAAAGGACGGCTGGAACAATTTGATCCACTTAAAATTGGTACTGAAAAATCCACGCCCATTCAAGCTAAACCTGCTGATTTCCCAGCATTTGAAAACGATAAAGTCACCAGTATAGATGTAATGTTTCGTTACCCAGCAATTGAGCCACAGATTAAACAGATCGCTCGTTTGCTTGGCTTAGATGAAAATAAAATCGTTATGCAGACATCTGTATATGATGACAATAACGATGACTATCAGAAAAAACTGGCAGATCAACCCCCATCATTGTTAGATGATACTGATTATCCAGCAGATGACAAAGCACAGAAAGAACAGAAGAAAGATTATTCGGCTGATCCATACGATCATGCTGTATTAAAAAATGCATATCGTTCAAACTTTACTATTGCCGGTGGTAGCCCTAAAGCAGCGGAAACAACGAATGATTTGAAAATGGGCGATAAAAGTCCAATGACCCATGCAGAAAAAAGACCCAAACGCCCGGCAACCGGCGCACAACCCAGAGGATAATAGTAATGAACCCTTTTTATGACCTAAACAAAAGACTAACCGGCATCGGTGCTGAACAGAAGCAACAATTATCTGAAAGCAAACCTGCTGCTGCCAAATCACCTGTTCAATTATCATTAGAACAATCACTTGGCCAAGATCTACGTAGTCTTATGGAAGATGGTACCGGCGGTGCGTATGGTAGTAACACTCTTGAAGCAAAAGACAAATCACTAAGCAAAGCTGCCAAGACAGTTAAGAAAGGAGCCTTACATAAACAAGAGGGCATTCCACAAGACAAAAAAATTGGTGACAAAAAGTTACAAAGTCTTAAGAAATCTGGCACACCTTTAGAAAAGAAACGTGCTAATTTTGCTCTTAATATTCAAGGCAAGGGTAAGAAAAAAGTTAGTGAAACTATGTCTTCGGAAGAATGGAGTAATCATAATATGTATAAAACTTTAATCCATGATGCGTTAAATGATGGTGTGGGCAACGGAAGTCAAACGGACTACATGTATGCGATTGCTAAAGAATTAGGCAAACCTATTACTCCTGCATTTGAAAAAGCATTTCATGAAACTTTTAATTCATTTTTTCATATAAATCCAAATGACTCTTATGATGATGATTCAGATTATACTGATTATTCTATGCGTCAGGGAGAAATGGGATTATTGGGAAATGATACTGCAAAAGGACACAGTAATTGGCATAATAGCCAACATGGCGGTGATCTTGACAGTGATGAGTATGATAGTTATGACGGCGGCGACGATGACGAAGATGATGAAGATAGTGGCAGTCATTATAATGACTACGATTTTGGTCGCGAAGATAGAAGAGGTCTAGACGAAGCAGACCGTGGTTTCCGTGGTGTTGGCGGTGCTAGAGATCGCGAAGATGATGAGCACCATCACTTGGATAATCATAATAGTACTGAGAAAAAGAAGTTTTATAAAGTTAAAGAAGACGGTATATTATACGTAAAATCGGTAAGTCCTGGAAATATAAACGCTGCGTATGTAGATGGCTGGCTTCCTAGTAAATCCCTAGCCCTGGCAAAAGGTGGCCAACAGGGTATGTCAGAAAATAAAGACGATGCAGATGATCCAGTAGCTGCTTTTCTTGCCAAGGGTGGAAAAATTCAACAAGGTGAGCCGACACATAAGCATACACCTAGAAAAAAATCTAGCAATTCCAGTAGCTATACTGATTTTTCTATGCGTCGTGGTGAAAGAGGTATTCATGGTAGAGGTTATGGCTATGATCCCGATGATCATCAGAGTCGTAATGATGAACTTGATTATCCAACAAAAGATATTCGCAAAGCTGAATATGAAGGATACGAAGGATGTGCGGAATGTGCCATGGGAGAATGTGATATGCACGGTGAACAACCAAGAGATATGAATCCTAGAAATAAAGACTGGGATGATGCGGCAATTGCCAGACTACGAGCTCAAAAGAATCAACGTACAGCAAAGAGACGTGTTGGACAGAGAGACACTGGTCAGCCGCCAGTTATGCCTGATCTGGACGAAACACATGACTATGGTGAGTTGAAGGACATTTATATGTGGACCGAACGCCATGGCATGCCTTCCTGGAAATTAGTAGCAAGAAATGTTCAGGGTCAGTCGGTAAGACACGCGATAGACAGGCTATGCGGAAAACATTTTGATACAGATCCTGATGATTACGAAGTTGTGGCATCCGGTAGTAAACCTGCACCACTAGACGAGTCAGAAGATGATATTTTGTCTTATTTAAAAAATAAAATTGCACCTGCTAATCCAAAATCGCGTTCAACCAGCCGCCCATACAATGGCCGTCCGGGTGCTGCTGATGCACACAATGGCATGGAATTTGAGGAATCGGCAATGAAACCAGACTCTATCCACTGGAGAGACCTACAGAATTATACAGGTGCTGTGAACATATTCACAAAATCTGGCAGACCAGTTAGCTATGGCAGGGCGGTTGATGGAATGTACCATGGAATTCCATTAACTTCTTTTGTCATAAAAGACAATCTTGTTGTTAAAAAAGCAATGGATAAAAACACAGGTGATGCCATGGAAGAAGGTATGTTCCCGGGATCAGATGAATATGATTCTAAATTTGGAAAGCCAACTGCTGATTTAGATTCTGCATTTAGTCGTGGCAGCAGCCCAGCTGGTGGAACAGTTTACACACGTAAGCGTAAAGAAGTTCCGTTTGACAGCGATGAAGTTGAAAAACCAGTAGCAAGTTCAGATGGCCCACGTAAGCGTGGACGTCCTGCTGGTAGCAAAGGTGGCGGCGGTGCTCGTTTAGCGGGTACACACGTTCCTAAACACGCTCGTTCAAAAGAAATGGATGAAGGTCGTGGCGAATGTCCACATTGTGGCCAATCAATGCCAGGGCACGGTCGAGGTCGTGAAATTGACTTAGAAGCTGTAAAGCAAGGTATGGGGCATTTTGTGAATAAAGTAGCTCCTGCTGCTAGAAAAGCAGCCGGCATAGCCAAAGTAGTTGGCGGTGCTAAAGCTAAAAAAGATTACGACGGTGATGGTAAGATTGAATCTGGTAAAGACGAACATGCTGGATCAGTAGACAAAGCTATCAAAGCCAACAAAGCTAAGTCACCAGCTAAGCCGGCCGCGCAGGCCAAAGGCGGTGACAAGCCTGCCAAACAAACTAAAGAAGGTGATAAGCCAGCCAAACAAACTAAAGAAGGCGCCAAGCCAGATTTTATA